CTTACAGATGCAGGTATCGGAACAGTCGAAGACCAACAAGTTTCAGCTGAAAGTAGTGCTATGACAGTTGCGGGTTCTCCTGCAGCAGGTGAACAAACTTACTTTCAATTATTTAGAAAAGCTGCAGATGGTAGTGATACTTTTACTGGTGAATCTAGAGTTCTAGGTATTAAATTATTCTATACTACTGACGCGGCTAACGACGCATAAGGAATTTAGATATGAAGGATATAAAAAATAACCTTACTACAAGTAAGAACTCAACAAATATACAATCGAGAAAAACTAAATCGTTTGGTTATCAAGTCTTAGGATTTGGTGGTGGAGAAACACCGGTAGAACCAGTAGATTTTGACTATTTAGTTTTAGCTGGCGGCGGAGCAGGAAATCAAGGCTTAGGAGGCGGAGGCGGCGGAGGCGGTCACAGAACTTCTTTTCCAGGTGGTACTAAAGTTACAGTTGATACAAAAGAAACTACAATCACAGTTGGAGCTGGTGGAACAGGTGCTAATCCTAACCCACCTTCATTCGCAGCTGGAAAAGGTGTAGACTCTTCAATAGGAACTGCTATAGTTTCAACTGGTGGTGGATGCATGAATACTTCTAGTGCTTTTCCAGCAACTCCAGGAGGAAACCCTACAAACGCAGCAATTAGAAATGGTGGTTCAGGAGCTGGACAAACTCACCAACAACAACAATATACGGGACTAGGAAACACACCTCCTTTCCCAGGAGGACCTGCTAATCCTGTACAAGGATATCCAGGAGGCCCAGGCGGAGGATCGTTTGGAGCATCTGGCGGCGGAGGAGCCGGCGGAGGAGGAAATAATGGAACAGTTCCAGGAAACCCTACTAATAACTCAGGACCTGGTGGACCAGGTGTATCAAATTCAATCACAGGATCGTCTGTCACTCGAGGTGGCGGAGGTGGCGGTGGACCATACGTTGCAGGTGCAGGATCAGGAGGACCTGGCGGCGGAGGCGGTGCCGGAACTGCGGGAACCAATGGTCTAGGTGGCGGAGGCGGTGGACCCCCTCCAGGTGGATCACCTGTACCAGGCGGAAATGGAATAGTTATAATGAGATTAGCAGCAACTGCTGCTCCTTCAAGTTTAGCAGTGGCGCCAGGAAGTAATACAATAGCTAATGACGGATCAGATAAAGTTTTAACATTTAACGTTACAGGGACTTTGACAATATAATGGCTTATTTTGCAGAGTTAGATTCAGACAATAGAGTACTGACAGTAGTAACAGCTGGTGATGATATGGTTGCAAATTACGGAGGCGATCAATCTGTTGATGCAGCAAATCGTTTTGCAAAAACATGTGCTTTAAGTGCAAATGGTGTTAGATGGATGCAGACAGTTCAAGACGGAAGTTTTAGAAAAAAATATGCTGGAGTAGGAGATAAGTATGATGAAGCAGCAAATGTTTTTTATCCTGCAGAATCATACCCATCATGGACTCTAGACGCTAATTTTGATTGGCAACCACCTGTAGCTAGACCTTCAACTGACGTACAATCTATAAACGGACAAGTAGTAATATTTGATTGGGATGAAGACAATCAAAAATGGTCTGGTTATTCTTACGACGACAGTGAAGTTAGAGTTAATTTTAACTGGAATCCAGCCACTAGCGCTTGGGATCAAATATAATCTTTACATTTAAATAAAAAAATAGTATCTATAAACAAAGGTTTATAGAAATGAATACAGAAATAATAAATGACTTTTTAGAAAAAGATTTAATTAAATATCTTTCAAATCATTTTACATTGTGTCCACAACAATATGGTCATTCTTCTAATGGTAAAGGTAATTTATGGTACTCTACCAATTTAGATTTACATAATCCGTTATATAATTTTTTATGTTTTAAGGTAGGAAAATTATTTCCTAATAGTATACAAATATTAAGAATGTATATTAATGTACAATATTGTTTTATGGATGGAGATTTTCATACAGACGAAGGTGACAATACTATAATGTTAATGATAACACCTACATTAAAGAAAAACTCTGGAGAGTTTCAAATTAAAGAAAACAATAAAAAAGTAAAAAAAATTAGTTTTGTTCAAAACAGATTAATAAAATTTCCTTCTTCCTGGAATCATAAAGGATGTGCTCCTATAGAAAAAAATACTCCTAGAATTACATTAGTTTGGAAAACAAAAGGATATAATTAATGTATACAAAACACCCTTATTGGTTTTTTCAAAAAGCTTTATCTGATAAAATGTGTGATGACATTATTGCAACAGGAAAATTAGCTCGTAGTACTAAAGCACTTACAGGTACTGGTAAAAAAATTACACCTGAGATGCAGAAAAAAAGAAAATCTAATGTATCTTGGTTAGATGACTTATGGATATATAATTTAATACATCCATTTATTCACACAGCTAATAAAAATGCTGATTGGAATTTTGAATGGGATTGGTCCGAAACTTGTCAATTTACTATTTATAAACCCGGTCAATTTTATGATTGGCATTGCGATAGTTGGATACAGCCTTACAATAAACCTGGTACTAAACTACATGGCAAACAAAGGAAACTATCAGTAACCGTTTCTTTATCAGATCCTAAAGATTACAAAGGGGGAGAGTTAGAATTTAGAAGTAATGATAATGATAGTGGTAAACAAAACAAAATTGTATGTAAAGAAATTTTACCCAGAGGTTCAATATGTGTTTTTCCAAGTTATATGTGGCATAGAGTAAAACCGGTTAAAACAGGCACAAGATATTCTTTAGTAATTTGGAATTGTGGATGGCCATTAAAATAACATGAAAGTTTTTTTACAAGATAATTTTTTAACTAAAAAAGAATGTAAAGAATTAATAAAATTATTTGAATCTAAACCTACACCTAAAAGATTTAACACAACTTATCCAATGCCATTAGCAATAGGTCAAACACCAAAATTAGAAAAAAAAATTAATGACACGGGCATGCAAATAAATAAATCTGTAATAGATTGGTTTCAAATTGTTATGTGGCCTTTTCCTAATACAGGTAAAGAGTTACATATGGATACAGCATCCGATAAAACTACCTTAAGTAGTATTATCTATTTAAATGATAATTATACTGGTGGACATACTTTTTTTAAAGATGGCACAAGTTTTGCTCCTGTAACAGGTAGAGCTATATTTTTTGATGGAAATTATTATCAACATGGTGTATCTTCATCAGATAAAAACAACAGGTATACTGTTGCAACATGGATGAAAGAAAATGAGTTTTAAAAAGAAAAAATATATAATAATTAAAAACGCAATTTCAAAAGAATTAGCTGAGTTTTGTTTTCATTATTTTTTAGTAAAAAGAAAAGTAGCTGATACTTTGTTAACTAATAATTATATTCCATCTTTTAATACAGATTGGGGTACTTTTACAGATCCGCAAGTTCCAGGGGCTTACTCACATTACGCCGACATAGTAATGGAAACTTTATTAATGAAAGTAAAACCTATTATGAAAAAACATACAGGATTAGATTTATTAGAAACTTATTCTTACGCTAGATTTTATGAAAAAGGTAATGTTTTAAAAAGACATAAAGATAGAAAAAGTTGTCAGGTTTCTACTACTATGTTTTTAGGAGGGGATCCATGGCCTATTTATATAAACCCTAACCCTAAAGAAGGGAAAGATGGTAAAAAAAAATATATAGCGAGTAAATCAAAAGGAGTAAAAGTAGATTTAAATCCTGGAGATATGTTAGTGTACAGAGGATGTGATTTAGAACATTGGAGAAATAAATTTAAAAGTAATTATTGCGCTCAAGTTTTTTTACACTATAATGATAAAAATTCTAAATACGCAGAAGAAAATAAATTTGATAAACGAATGCATCTTGGTTTACCAGCAGCATTTGCAAAAAAATAAGGAGAAAGTATGGATAATCTACATAAAAAAATAGAGGTACTACAAGAAGAAATTGCTACTTGGAGAAATTTAAGGGGTTCTGAAGTAGAAATAAATAAAGAATTAAAAGAATATAATAAAAAACTTGAGCTTTCATTAGAATATTTAATTAAAGTTAACGAAAATTTATTATCTAGAGTTGTAAAATTGCGAGAATTATTACTTAAATAAATGTCTTCAAACATTAAAGTAAAAGTATTTCCTACTTTATTGCAATTTACAAATAACTTTTTAAACACAATTGAATGTGAAAAAATAATAAAGTCTATCTCTAAAAATAAATTATCAGAACATTTATGTTTAAACGGTGATGCTAAATCTACTCATGCAATTAATAGTAATATTTTAACTAAACCTATTAAAGAAAAACTTCAAATAAAAATAAACGAATATCAAATTGACTATGGAGTTAGAAAATTAAAAATAGATAATTCATGGGTAAACATTCAAAATAAAAATAGTGTTTTAAAAAAACATTCTCATCCAGATAGTATTATTTCTGGCATAATATATTTAAAAGCAGACGAAAAAAGCAGTAAGATATATTTTCATAATCTTAATCCGTATAGGACTTTTGTAGATTTTAAAAAAGAAACAGAATTTAATAGTGAAAATTATTTTTTTAAACCACAAACAGGGGATTTAATTTTATTTCCTAGTTGGTTAATGCATAGTTCAGATAAAAATAACTCGTCTTCTCGAATAGCTTTAAGTTTTAATACAATATATAAATGAAAAAATTTAGTTACTGGCATTGGAATAATTTAATTTCTAAAGAACGTATATTAGAAATAAATCAATTAATTGAAAAAAAATATAATTTTATAGAAGGTGCGGAAAAAGCAGCCAAAGATAGCAATGGCAAAAATAAAAAAAATAGTTTAGTAAAAATAATAACTTATGAAAGAATAAAACCTTTAATATATGATGTAGTAGATGAATTTATGCATTGTGGAAGATTTAATTTTGGTTATGACATATTTGATTTATCTTATTCAGATCCATTAAATTTAAATATTTATTCTTCAAAACATAAAGCTAAGTATGACTGGCATACAGATGGACATGAACATCCTAAGATAGATACAAAGCTAAGTGTTTTAATAAATATATCTTTAAAAAAATATGAAGGAGGAAAGTTACATTTTTTTGATAACAATAAATTTGAAGTGCCGCATTTAAATACACCCGGCAATGCGGTAATGTTTAAATCTGCTACTAATCATATGGTAACACCAGTTACGAAAGGAGAGAGAAGAACCTTAGCTATGTTTATCTATGGTCCTGCTTTTAGATAAATGAAAGTACTTGGTGTAAATTTAAGTCATAATGCTTCAATAGCAATAGTAGAAGATGGCAAGTTATTAATGTCTATAGAAGAAGAACGACTTTCTAAATTTAAAAAAGATAATAAAATAACTAATTTATTTAAAAAAATTAAAAATAATTATTTTGATATAGTTACATACACTTCTTATAATATAAACAACGCTCATAAAAAAAAATATTTAGATTATATTACTGCAGAGTTAAAACTTAATAATATTACATACAATAAATTAGTATTATTTCCATATCATCATTTAACTCATGCGTTTACTGCTTTCTACAATTCAAGTTTTAAGGAAGCTGTATGTTTAGTAATTGATAATGGAGGTCTTCAATTTAATGTGGGAGGTGTTGAGTTAGGTGAAGAAGTAGTATCCGTATATAAAATTAATTATAAAACATGTAAAGAATTATTTAAACTATTAAAAAGTGGTGATAGTAAAAATGAAACAATTCAAAATTATCATAACGTAAACTGTATAAGCCCTGCAGGAGTCTTTGAACTTTATGCTGCAGTGTTTGGTTTTAAAGAAGCAGGGTCTGTTATGGGTTTAAGCGCTTACGGAAAAGAAAACAACAACGTTACTTCTTTATATAAAAGTAAGTTTTGTGAATTAAATTTAAAGTTTAATGACATGGCTATACAAAGAAAGTCTTACGGAAATGTTACTAAAGAAGATTTATGTTATCGTATTCAAAAAGATACAACCGATTTAGTTAAAGACTATATTAAACTTATTATTAAAGAACATAAAAATATTCCTATTTGTTTGAGTGGTGGTTATTTTCAAAATTCAGTAGCTAACTATCAATTTTTACAACTATCAAAAAATATTTATGTAGATCCAGTTTGTCATGATGGAGGTGTCTCAATAGGGTTAGCACAACACGCATGTTTTATTGAAGGTAAAAAGAAACCTGTTAAAATTGATAACTTATACAAAGGTATAAAATATAATTACTCAGTAAAAGATATTGTTAGTAAGATGATGAATGCAAATGCAAAGACTGTTGCTAAATTATTATCTAATAATAAGTCTGTAGCTATCTATCAAGGTAGATCAGAAATAGGACCAAGAGCTCTAGGTAATAGATCTATTTTGTTTAACCCTGCAGATCCTAAAGCAAAAGAAAAAATTAATTTAATTAAAAAGAGAGAGTGGTTTAGACCTTATGCTGGCACTGTTTTAGAAAAGCATGCAAATAAATGGTTTGATTTAAAAGGCAGAAAACATATTAAGTTTATGTCTTATGTAGTAAATATTAAAAAGAATAAGATTCCAGGTATATGTCATATGGATAGTACGTGTAGAATACAGACATTAACCAAAGCAGACAATAAACATTTTTATAATTTATTAAAAGAGTTTTATAATATTACTAATATTCCCGTTCTTTTAAACACTTCATTAAATTTAGCTGGACAACCATTAGTAGAAGACATGGGGGATGTCGTTGAGTTTTTAAATAAATCTGGTATAGATTATGTATACTTACCAGAATTTAATAAAATATTATATAGATAAACATGGAAGCTGTATTTGGAAAATTTGGACCTTTAGTATTTCACACAAGAATTAATAAAGATTTGTGCAAAAAAATATTAAAGCTATGTAATAAAAAAAACCCAGCTAATCACAAATTAGTTGGACATATGAAACATCAACATGACATAGACAAAGATAAATATATGCAGTTGATAAAAGAACCTTTACACAAATATGTGTCCGCTGCTAGACAATGGTACAATTTTCACACATTTCCACATGAAGAAAACGTTGGAATAGAAACAACCGCTGCTTGGGTAAATTACATGAAAGCAGGAGATTTTAATCCTCCTCATATACATACCAACTGTCTTTTATCTAGTGTGTTGTTTTTAAAAACACCTGAAGGTTTGGCTAAAGAAAGAAAAGATTATGTAGGACAAGATCTGGGTCCAGGAAAATTAGAATTTACATACGGAGAAGACAGGTTTCTTTCTAATACAAATATGAATGTTTTACCTGAAGTAGGAGACATTTGTATTTTTCCAGCTAATGTAAGACATGTGGTAGCGCCTTTTAAATCAAAAGGAACACGAATTTCTGTTGCAGCTAACTTTAATTTGATATCAAAACCTGTTGAAATAAAGCCTAATTTGATATAACACCTAATAAACAGGATTTTATATGTTACAAAAACTAGGTTTTTTACCCGGATTCAATAAACAAGTTACATCTACAGGAGCCGAGTCTCAATGGACAGGTGGTGAAAATGTACGTTTTAGGTATGGTACACCTGAAAAAATAGGTGGTTGGTCTCAATTAGGAGATAGTAAGTTAACCGGTGCAGCTCGAGGTTTGCATCATATGGTTAATAAAGATGGTATTAAATACTCTCTTATTGGAACTAATAGAATTTTATATGCTTACACAGGGGGAGTGTATTATGATATACATCCTTTAACTAATCCATCAGGTACAGCTCTTACAAATGCTTTTAGTACAAGTAATGGCTCACCTATTGTGACCATTACTTTTTCATCAGCACATAATTTTCAACCTGGTGATATAATTTTATTTGGTGACACAACTACTTTTAGTGCTATCACGAACTCAAACTTTGGTGCTGCAGATTTTTGCGATAAAAAATTTATGGTAACATCAACACCAACAGGAACAGAATTAACTATTACAATGCCTAGTAACGAATCAGGAAGTGGTGCAACGACTTCTGGTGGCATAACTTATTTTCAATATTTTCACGTAGGACCACCCGACCAAGTTGGAGTTTTTGGTTATGGTATATCTCAATGGGGTGGTTCAGTTACTAACCCACAAACCACTACATTAAATGGTGGATTAAATAATGATGCGTTTGGAACTGGTGGATCAGGATCTACAATTAATGTAGCAAGCACCACTGGTTTTCCAAGTTCAGGAACAAATTTTATACAAGTTGGTACTGAAGAAATATCTTACACAGGTGTTACATCTACAAGTTTTACTGGAATTACCAGAGCCGTTAGAGGAACAACCCGAGCTGCTCACAGCACAGGTGCAACTGTTACTAATCATAGTGGTTTTTCTGGATGGGGTTCAGCAGCTTCTACTACCGATAAAGTTGCAGAACCTGGTATGTGGTCTTTAGATAATTTAGGAAGTACACTTGTTGCCTTAATATTTAATGGTGAATGTTTTGAATGGAATTCAGATTTAACAAATGCTGTAACAACAAGAGCAACTATTATAACAGGTGCACCAACTGCATCTAGAGATATGTTAGTATCTACTCCTGATCGTCACTTAGTATTTTTTGGAACAGAAACAACTATTGGTAACAAAGCAACACAAGATGATATGTTTATAAGATTCTCTTCTCAAGAAAATATTAATGACTATACACCTACAGCTGAGAATAGTGCTGGTACACAAAGACTGGCCGCCGGATCACGGATCATGGGAGCTAAACTTGGTAGAAATGCATTGTATGTTTGGAGTGATACAGCTTTATTTACTATGCGTTTTGTTGGAACTCCTTTTACTTTTGCCTTTGAACAAGTTGGTACTAACTGTGGATTGATAGGTAAGAATGCGGCTGTTGAAGTTGATGGTGCTGCGTATTGGATGTCTGACAATGGTTTCTTTAGGTATACTGGTAAGTTAGAATCTATGGACTGTTTGGTTGAAGACTATGTTTATGACAATTTAAATACAAC